TGGAGTCGAAGGGTCCTTCAACAATGTAAATGGGTTGCGAAGAATCCACCTGGTCAAGACCGTAAATCTTGGGAGCATCATCAGAAAGCATCACGGTAATGTATTTAACAGAGTTAGGTCCCAGTGCCCTACCCTGAAAACCAATCAAGTTACTTTCCTTATCATACATTGGTATAATAATGCGACTCTCATCCCTACCGATAGTGTCGAACGTAACTTTTTGAGTGTTTGTCCACTCTTTAAAATTGTGTGCAAAATAAAACTTTTCGGGATCAAGTCGCCTTTTTTCCAAATAGTTTTTTGCTACCTCAACTTCTGATGCTTTGGGTAGATTGAGTTTCTTCTTGAAGACTGGTTTAGGAAACTCAAACTTTGGTTCCTCTACAACAAAGTTTCGACCAGTGTGTCCCTCCTTAAACTTCTCCATCGTGTATTGTTTATGAAGAGTTGGGTCAAGTTCTTTGAGGAAATTATTAAAGGACATACTCGCACCACAATTGTGGCATTTAAAGTTGGTATTGTTCTTTACTGGATATAGATATCCCCTCGTTTTGTTCTTATTCTTCTGGGAGTCCCCACAGATAGGGCAGCGGAAGTTGTAGAGATCCGACTTAACCCTCTTGAATTTTTGCAGGCGTGATGAAACTAAACCAATATACTTGGCATCAACAAAATCCATTATGAAGGAGGTATTACTTCGTTCTTTCTATTGTAGCAGGAGCAGGTTCAGGAGTCAATAAAGTTTTCATCGATGGAATAAGATTCACGCCAATTAAAATAGCGGCAAGAATTGCTCCAAACTGCCATCTAAACTTTTTGAGATCCTCAACTACTTTTTCTAATATTTCTATTCTTGCAATAACTGCTTTATGGTCTTCTTTATTTTCTTCCTTAAGATCATCAATCATTTTGACGATCAGTTCATCTGTCTTAATACTTTGTTCGATTCTTTCATCGTGCTTTGCAAGAATCATAGCGATGTGAGCATTCCCCTCGGATATCTTATCGACCGCTGCTTCTAGTTTTGTAAGCATTTCGCGGGATAGGTCTTCATAAATACCAAGTTTAGATTCAAGAACCGCGAGTTTTGATTCTTGGGAAAACATTTTATTTACCTTTTAAATACTGCAACCACCACTTACGTGATCCTTTACCACCTTTAGCATATTTTTTTGATTTTCCAAAAACTGGAGGATTATCTCCAGCCTCTTTAGTTCCAGCAATTTGACCACTACCTACAGCGTTTGTAGGAGCAGCGACTGCCTCTTCCTTAATATCTCTTATTATGGAAATAAGTTTATCTATATTCATCAGATTTTCTGTAATTGAGATAAACAATAATCATCTTCTAATATATCATGTACACCTGATCTAGGATACTCAGGTATTCGATGTAAAAATAATAAGAAACTTTTGATTGCGGGCCATAGATCAGATTCTAAATTATAGAATAATAAAGGAACCGCAGCATCATCAAATACATTAAACAAAACTGTCAAATGATTTAGAATAAGATGAGTCTTTAAAACACCCGTATTTTTGTATCGTTTTAACAGTCTTTTGACATATTTAAAACGCTTTAAATCATCCTCAAAATCTTCCCTAGTAAGAGCTTGTGGATTATCGTAGAATTTTATAGCAAATATTAAATAGTTGTTTTCATTCAACTCATCAAATCTCATAAATCTAAATCAATTATGGTTTGTATACAAATGCTCCGAATGAATCGTCATCAGCATCACCTTCCGTTCTACCAGCGCCAACAGTACCAGTTGTAATACCAGACATTGCTACGAGAACTTCGTGCTTAACTCTTAGATTTCCTTCGTTGTCATTATATGTATGAATTCCAACCCAACCAGCATGAGTTAATGCATATTGAGTAGTTACTGCTATGCCAACTTCATCTTCATCGATACCAAAAATTTGGTTAGCACCCCAACGAGAATCGTGAAGAGTATATTTTGGTTCTTGTGAGATTGTATATGCAACACCAGCAATTGCATGTCCTGCATTAGGTATAATGAATTGAGTCGATGCAATTGAAATGAGAGTATTCGAAGTAATACTAGAAATAATTACTCTACCGTAAGTAGCTCCAGCACCAATAAGAACTACGTCACCAACATTAGCACGAGTAAATGTGGTTCCCGAACCAGTAATAGTCCCATTATCGAGATCAACTGTTACAGTTCCAGGAGAATAGATTGCGTCCGCTTTGCCCCAAAGAGCCATGTTTCCTTACCTATAATTCTTTTATATTGATATTTATAAAAAAAGGAGACCTTTACTTATTGGTCTCCTTACGCAAAATGACTTTTAAAAAATGTGTTATGAGGTCAAGTAACCCATTCTCCTCAAATTTTTTTGTTTTTGCTAACCACTCTGATGCAGTTAACAGTAAACCAAGAACAATAGTTACTCCCCAATTAGTTACAAAGCAGGTAATCATCCTTCAGATTGTGGTTTAAAGAGAAGTTCCTTAACAGTAGCAAGAACCATATCATCAATGCTATTGTCGGTCGATTTTACATACTTGGTCAAAAGATCAATAATAAGATTTTTAACAGCTGGGTGTGTTGCAATTTGGAGAAGGAGTGGTTTTACCACTGCTACTACTGCTCCCATGATGTCCTCCGTGTGAGAGTATCCTGTCTTATTTATCAGTCAGCTGGTTTTGCTTGTGATCCTGGTCCAGAAGTTCCTGGTTTTGGATTGCGCTTATAAGGCTTGTATGATCCACGATACCCAACTGCTCTGTTATGAGCACGAACATCTGGTCTCCAATCCTCTTCACCTGGTTCATCCATTTCTCTTTCTGAGATTGTTGGACCTGGAAGTTCATAAGACATCTTAAGACCCATTGCTCTCATCTTATTCTTTACAAGATTTGCCTTAGTAGGTAAAGACCTCATATCATCAGTTCCACAAGGTGATTCCTCTTTGTTTTCCGAATCTTTCTTAACTACAGCAAGAATTGGCATTCCCATTTCATCTAAAAGAGTACCATCTTCGAATTCGTAATGAGCTTTTTGCATTGCTTGCTTACGAATTGTAGCAAAGTAAACTTGCTTTCCCTTCTTATCACCATACTGCTTCTTCATAGATTTCTTCATATCAGACTTATCATACTTATCCTTCAGTTTACCTTCTTCTTCCTTTTCGGCAGAAGTCATCTTTGCTTCAAACTGAAGAGCAGATTCAAATCTTCTCAGTCCAGCAGAATATTCTTCTTTTTTAACTTCACCACTTTCATCGGGAGAAACTTTAACTACACCTGTGGCGTAGTTATCGACTCCTTTTCCCGTGATCTTTTTTGCGTTTTGGCCCTCCGTGCTGGTTGTCTCTTCTGACCAAATAAAATCTTCTTTGCGAGTTGCAATGGCATTGCCACGAACTTTTCTACGGTTTAGAAGATACTTATCAGTCTTATCGTGATCGCCATCGTTGTCAATATCCTTATCTTCTTGTCCAACTGGATCCAATCCTTTACCTGCTTTTACTCTTGCAGTTTGCTCTCCACGCTTTCTTTCACCTTCATAAGGTGGTTTTCCATATGTTGGATCCATCTTATCAAGCATCTCAACTGAACGAATATTTGGATTCGCTCTTAGTTGATTAACTTTTTCACGAGTTGCATATCTGTAATATGTTTTTCCAGTATTCTTATCAGTAACTCTTACGTGATATTTTCTATCTGGAGTTGCCTTAAGTTCCTCAAGATATTCTTGGGAAGGATCAACTTGCTCAGAAGTTGTTTCATTCATTACAAATACTCTGTAAAGAGCATTTGCTGTTGCATCAGCAATCATATCAGCAACTTCATACTCTTCCTTGAGTTGTGATTTTACTGCTGCTTGCTCTTGAGGAGTTAGTTTACTGTTCTGAAGATATTGTGACAATGCTTGTCTAAGTGTAATGTCCTCTCTTCTTGCACGATAACGAATATCATAAACCGCCTGGCGAATACGCTTTTCTGCTTTTGCTTTTGGATCAGCACCTTGCTCTACATCAGAAGCACCCATTGTACTTCCCCCTCTAGTAGGTCCCCCTTTTGGTTGGGGACGAGCCTCAGCGGCAGTGCCTTTGCGGGAAGGTAGTTCCTCAAAAATATTTTTACTCATTGGAGGGATTGTGAATTACTTACTTTTTCCTATACTTATTTAGGAATTTTTTGACATGCGAAGTTTGTCCTGGAGTTTTACTTGCCGCATACTTAAAGTATCCTTTAGTACCAACTAGAGTATTTGGTTTGTTTTCACTTGGAACACGCATATTTCGATCCATTTTCGTTTCTGAATATGCTTCAGAAACATCTTTAATCCAAGACTTAAACATAATATTATCTTCTGTTACACAGATAAGATAATTAGTTCCACGACGAATAATCTTACCAATAAGACCTGTATTTAAGTTTTCTACAATTCTGCCAATTCTAAAAATATTTTCACTCATATAATTTTCACGAAGCGTTTGAGAATCTAATTTAGGAGCAATTTCCCAAACATCCCAACCCTCTTTGATTCCCATCGAATTTCTAATATTATAAAATAATTCTAATACTTCTTTACGATTTAAAGTGCTAGGAATTCCTTCTCTAAATGTAATAAAATCACCTTCTGCTGCAGCAAGTCTTAATTTAGATGCGGACATACCTTCGATACCTTCTGCATCAGGATCTCTATCTCCAGCAGAAACTACCTCAATACCATCAAATTGATAAAGAGATCCATTGTAATTGTTTGCTAATTTATCAAACTCTTTAACTCTATCGGCACCACCAACAATTCTTACATTTGCATATCCATCATTATGTGCTTTTGTGAGAACATCAAAAATAGTACGAGTATTAGGATCATTTACAATGTTTCCAGCATACTGTGGAAACATTTTTTGCATATAAGCAACCTTAGTGTCTGCATCTAGTGGATTCTTTTTCTTATCTTGACTGCGAGAAGGAACAATTAAAAAATCTTCTTCACCTGCAGCACCAGCAACCGTATCCATCAATTGCTGGTGTCCAACTGTTGGTGGATTAAATCTACCAAATGCAATTGTTAAAGTTCCTTTTGTTTTCTCTACAGGAGGAGGAGTTGGAATTGGTGGTGGAGGTGGTGCTGCCTGAACAGGTTGACCTGTTGCAGGATCAATCTGTGCATTAGGATCTACAGCAGCATTAGGATCTACGGGTGCTGCTTGTTGTTGAGTTGTAGGATCTACAAAATTTGGATCTGAAATATTTTTTTCTTTTGGAGTTTGTGCAGGATCTTTCCCACCAACTGACTGACGCTTGTTGTAAAAAACAAGTTTTCCTTTTACAGTTTTTGCTACAAACTCACCATCTTTATACCATCCACCGTGTCCATCACTTTGCAGACCCATACGGGTTGCTTGTTGGACTGCTTGACTACCAGCAGCTTCTTGCAAGAATTTAAAAAATTGTTTCATTCCCTAGTATCTCCTTTATCCCAATTTTTAGCAATCGTAAAGTTTGCTCTACTGAATTCCAAACGGTCTACAAGTTTGAGTGCTGCACCATCTTTAATAGCAACAAACCCCTCTGGTGCAGTGACCTTAAAACCATCATCGGTTTGAAGGAAAGTTCCCAGGGTATTAACTCTTGCCAATTGATTAATCACCATTTTTTTAGCGGTCTGAAGGTTAATATAAGATGCTACTGTCATATAGATAGCATTTTCATTTTTAGTAATAAAAGCAAGACCTTCTTTTTTCATTTGTAAATATTTATCTTGTGCTGCTTTTGTCTTTTTAGACAGGATTTCTTTATCCAAAAGTTTGATGTAATACCCAGCAAAGTTACGTGCAACATCACGAGTATTTCTTACACCCTCACCACTCTTAATGTAAGTATTAAAATACTGCTTAAACAAAGTTGCCATCATAAACTTCGAAGTTCCTGTTTCACGAAGAACGTCTAAGAAAGCAGATGCCTGGCGTAAAGATCCCTCTGCGCGATTTACGGCAGCAGTATAATTACGATATTGTTCAGGACTAAAATTTGCAGTACCACTTACGTCTTTAAAAGTAGATGAGAATACTGCAACAGAAGAATCTTTTGCGAGTTTATCAACATCCACACCAAAACTTGCACTCATTTCAGAAATCGAAGGTCCAGTATATCGAGTATGAAAAACAATACCCAATTCTGCAACATCAATTTGTTTCCCCAAGTCAGATCCTGAAGGAACAGCATAAGTAATAGTATTTGGTCTAAAGGTAATCAGAGTTTCACCATTGATAATTCTCGCAACTTTATCATTAGTAAAAAGAAGATCTCCCTGAAGAACTCCACGAATATCTAAGTTCTTGAGATGAAGTAAGCACTTCCTAAGTTTTTGAGCAAGTTGTCCATCTTCACCATAAAACTTAGTGATATCTGCAACAGTGTAACAAATTTTGGGTTCAGTCTTTGCAAAAACTGATTTTGTGCCTACAAAGAACTTTCCGTTCTCAGGGTCAGTGCCACACACAACTGCAGGAGCACCGTCCCACTTGGTAGTAATTGTAAGATTAGACCTTTGACGATGTAAAAAATCTCCTAGTTCACGAAGAAATGCAATCGCGTTTTTGCCACCCAGAGATCCCTGATTGAGGATATCGTCTTCTAAGTGTTCGAGGTGAGTGTTCTTTGCCATATTTGTATTATAGGGGAAATTTTGCCCGCTTACAATCGGAGTGGACGGTTTGCAAAGTGTCTATCTAACTTTATCATAACCAATTTTGTCAGCCGTTCTATTTTGACTATCGTTCGATGATCTAAGTTCGAGTGAATTAATTCTCCTCACACCATCAACATTCATAACATTAAATCTTGGTTGACCACCTGGTTGCAATATAGAAAGTTTTAAATATATAACTCTTGATTCATTTAAGTAATACTCAAAAATAGATTTTAAATCTGCCTGTAAACTATTTGCTCTTGATGCTGCTTGTATTAAAGTCTCACATTTATATCTGACCTGTCCGTAAGTTACATTATTAATACTTTGATTTAAAAGATGTCTGTCAACAAATGGTTGCCAAATTGCTTTATTTGCTAATTTATTAGATGATTTACCTTGTCTAGTATCATAATTAACAACAACATCTGCTATGCAAGCATCAGTAAGAGTACCATCAGTGTTTGGTTGTATTATCTTCCACGCAGCAAAAGCACCACCTTTAACAGTATTATCATTTATTGCATTTAATACTTGATATGCTTTACTATTTTTTAACCTAAGAGGAAGAGACGCATCAACGGCATCAATAACAAATTTTGGTTTAACTTGGTTTGCTGTTCCTCTTCCAGCTTTTGCAGATATCAAGTATTCTTGTCCACCAGATATTAATTTATAATCATATAATGGTATCGCCTTCTGTGGCATAGAAATGGTAGCATTGCTTAAATTAATACCCAATCCACTTAGAAAATCTCTTCTAATACATGCTAAAGGTCCAATAACTTCACCAAAATCACTTTGTATTGCTCCCCAAGGAAACCCTTGAGTTTTTATTCCTGCTAAATCCGCAGAATTAACAGTGCCAGTATTTGCAAATGCAACTAACTCCATAAGATAATCATACAATTCACCACTGTATGAGTTAGTATCCCACCTATCGGAAATCGAATTAATAAGTTTATTATAGTACTCAGACACAGTGAATGTTTGATTATCCAACCCAAACCCTTCTGGACTTAAATCAACTCTAGAAACAGAACCTGGTTTTATAAAATTATCAACACCCGTATAAAAAACATCATCGCTACCAGTTCTTTGAAATGCTATTCTGGTATTCGCACCACTTGCAATATGACGAGATAAAGGATCTCTATATGTTACTACAGTCCCAATAGATAGTGTTCCGACAGAGCTTCTAGAAGAGTCAGTATCATAATATTGACAAGACTTTTTAACGGTAACTTGTATCCCATCATTACCAGAGTAATACTTTTCCCAATTGTCCCTTCCAGATCTTGCCATTTGTTTTTAATTTTATTTAGTGCCCGTGAGAAGATTCGAACTTCCACTGTATGGATTCTAAGTCCACCCTCTCTACCATTGGAGTACACGGGCAGCATTCGCCATTCACAAATAGCAAATGGAGAATAGCGGACTCGAACCGCTGACATCCTGCTTGCAAAGCAGGCGCTCTACCAACTGAGCTAATTCCCCGTCAGAACTGACTCCAATACTTATGGGGTAACAGTCCAGATTCATAGTCTAGCATATCCTCCTTTAATGTCAAGAGAACATCACCAGCAATACAAATTCTTTCAGATAATCTAGGTCCCTTAGTAAAATGCTGCACTTTACCAGGAAAAATCAATAAAGTTTCATCTGAAGGTTGGACTGTGTGAATCCAAGCATTGTGTTCATCTCTTTTAAATGAGAAGAAAAAAGCATCACCAAACCATTCGTTCGGATTATCAATCCGAAAACAGAGAGGATCATCTTGTGGAGTCTGAAGATAATAAACATAACTGATATGAGAACAAGAATGGTGATGTGGAGGAACATTCCATTTTTTATCACATACAGTATACCAAGTTTTTACAAAATTTAAATCATACAAAGTATGATCAAAATTAAAAAGATCCAGATATTCCAAAACTTTTAATTTAACTTGTCTAAAAAAGTCTGAAAAATTTGGATCTTTATGGACTAAGACCTTGCCATTTAACTCACCAGTAATCAACCCACTCTTATGATCAAAAGAATGATCTTTGTGAAGATCTAACAGAGGTTCTCTGAACCCAGGAATCTCTGTTTCATAAACAACAAGTGGAGAAAACTGGTGAAGTTTCATCAGACGCCTAACACAGCATCAAGATCTGCATCAATGTCCCGAATAACGGAGCGGATATCGGAAATACGAGGAGGAACACTTACTTCATCATAAGTATATCCCTTTTGAGCATCAAATAGTACTTGACGAACTGCTGCAGCACAGCGAGCATCCATTTTAACCGTCACTTTCTTTTCTTTAGTCATCGGTCGTCAACAGCACGGTTTTCAGAGAAATAAACATCAAAGGCACCTTCAGGATAACGCTTCAGAAGTTTTTGTACATTACGAGCAACCACATCATCAAGGGATACATCAAGTGCCATACAAGCTTGAGCAACATACCACATAATATCACCCAGTTCGATAATCAGATGCTCACGATTATCTTCGTTATAAGGTTTGCCCTGAAAGACCATCTTTTTAACGATTTCCATAAACTCACCACCTTCTGCATTGATGCCAACAGCAGCAGTTAGAAGTCGCTCAATATTAGCACCCTTTTCATCTAAAGCAACAAGACGATCTGAAAGGGCAAGAAAATCTTTAGATGCATCAGAGGTTACAGCATCTACAAATTCAGCGTACCTATCAAAATCAACATGTTTTGCAGTTTCCACAGTTTCCATAAATTTTTTATGTTTCAGATTTACTATAAGAGATTAATGTATTTTTGTCAAGCCCCCGTGAAAGAAAGGGTTTATAATTGGTTTCTTTTTTACATCTTTGGTTTTATTCCTATAATGATAGAAACAAGCCCCCAAAGATATTCCACAATCCATTGATAATGGTTCATTGTAAAATTGTAGTTCAGGGAAAGTTTTCTGATATAAAGTATTAGCAATAACATTCATACCATATCCACCAGAAATACAAACATTTTTAATATTGGTTTGGTTTACATATTTGTCAATTAAACTCAACACCATTTGTTCAGTTTGTTTTTGGAGATCTTTAGCATAATTGGATAATTCTTTAAAATTATCACAATTAACTTTATCAAAAATTTTTATATTTTTATTATAACATCTGAGCAACTTGTAGTCGATACTAAAATCTACATCGTTAACATAGAATTTATTTTTAACATAATTTTTATTATCACCATTTCCATATGACTGAATTCCCATCACTTTTCCCGCAGATAATTCACTCTCCCCGAAATGTGAAGCACAACTACCATAAAGAGATGCAATTCCAAGTTTGGATTCGGCAGTACATTCAGCATCTGGATATTTTTTTCTAATCTTTTCCAAATCTTGTAATGGGTTATTTGATCCCACAATTAAATAATTTTTATAGATAGGAATAAATTTATCTGGATATTCTGCAATGTAGACAGATTCACATTCTCTAATATCTCCTTCATTCTGTCCAGACCCATCTATAACAAAAACTAAAGATCTATCAAAGTTGCTATTATAAAAAGCAAGAGAAGCGTGATGACGATGATGTGAATGATCAAAAATAATCTGAGGGGATTGACCTTGTTGTTGCTTATAATCTAAAACAAACTTTTTAAACTTTGGATTTGATGTTAAAGAATTTAAAACTTGATTATCAAAAGAAGAAACAATTAAAAAATTAAACCGAATATTTAATTCTAATAATTTTTCTAAGCAAATATCGTATCGATCATCGTGCTTAATTCTAGAATATCTTTCCTCAAGAAAATAAGCTAAATTTTCACCATCAAAAAAAGATGAAGAAGCATCGTGTCCAATGTGGAGTGATGCTATCTTCAAAACTTAAATCCCTCAAATGATTTTTTAGGTTTCTTGTCTTCATCATTATGCTCATCATCCTGCCCGCTGTCAAGTATATCCTTCTGAGCAGTTTGCTCACAATCATAAAGACGCATCTTGGCACGGTCAATGCCTACAATGAAACGCTTGTAGATTGTTGGGTCATTGTATCGGTTCTTCAATTGTTTCACCATAATTTGTCCCAACTGCTCAAGCTCTTCAGTGCTAATAAGGGCAAACATAAGATCAGCAGTAGCAGGGA